ACAAAAGAAAAAGCCTGGAACTTATTTCTTTGTTTGAAGTTGAAGAGGTGGAAGAATGACGAAGATTGTATTAAAAAATCCATACTTTGAAGAAGAAATCAAAGTGAGAGAAAATTATGGACAAATTGCAAAAATGCTAGAATGGCTCGCACGAGGCAATATAGATTATCTTCAACTAATTCAAATTGAACCAGAAGAAAGAATGATTACTATAAATCCTAAATATTTTGCAAAAATTGAATTTATAGTTGAGGAAGTGAAAGCATGAACTTACTAGATACAATCTTCCTCGGCTTCATCGGTGGGTGGCTCGGTGGCTTCGTCTGGGCTTTAATCGTCGCGTTTCGAGCGAATAGAAAGGACCAAAAATGAAACAGCATTTACTCGGGATCTTGAATATTGCAGCTCTCGTGATCGTGCTTGTCGTTTGTTGCGTCAACATGAACGCTCGAATCGTGACGCTAGAAGAACGAACGAAGGAGCTACAACTCAAAGTCGAGGAGCATGAGCGCTCAATTGAAAAAAGCAATGAGCGGGATAAAATGCAAGATACTATAATAAATAAGCTAAACGCCGAATATAATTCGAGGGTGGCCCAAGAATTGCAAGAGGTTGCTGATCGAAACGGCGTGGGGGGATAATTTGTGAAAATCTATATCGTGAGAAAGTATGACAAGCTGACGCGTTGGGATTGCAATCATTCGACAACATTCAAAGAATTTGAATTCGAAACAAAAGCCGAAGCGATGAAATTCCGAAACAGTCACAAGAGAGGCGTCTTTGACGTGTACGAGAAAGAAAAGTAAATAGCTACAAGCTAGAAAGGAGGGGAGCTTGAGAATTGAAACAAGATATGGATATCTGATCGACGCGCTTCGACGTTATCCGTTCGATAAAGAGATCAAAGAGCGGATCGAGGAGATAACATTCCCTTATCAAAATTCCGACGAGAATTGGTTCATTAAGAGCAAGTCAGCAACTAACACGCCCGAGGCTTTAAAGAACGTGATTCTCAAAGAAAACGATCCGGAGTTGATTCGACTCTATACGCTCGCAGAAGCCATTACAGAATACACGAGCGAGTGCGCTCCCTCGAGTTGGGAGGCAATCAAGGCGCTATATGTGACACGATCAAAAAACGTCGAGGGGGTGGCGATCGAGCTCTTTATGTCAAAGAATTCAGTCTATCGGAATATCATTAAACCGTTTTTCGAGGGGCTAGAAAAGAAATATACAAGTATTTTTCTAAAAAGGGCCTAAAATTTGGGAAAAGTGTCAAAAAAAAGGTGGTAAAATTGTATTATCGGAAGATTGAAGGAAACGACAATCTTCATCGCGGACGTCAGGACAAATTTTTTCATTGTTTACCTTTCAATTTTTTTGCCAGCGACAAAAACAACGGAGTTTTCGTGGTGGCCTCCTTATAGTATTTAAAAAAACATTCAGGCGGTTCGATTCCGCCCGTCCGCTTTGACAAGGTTTTACCTTCATTTTACCTTGTCTAACCTTTCCATTCTTCAAAAGCAGCTCTCACTTACTCCGGGGCTGTTTTTGTTTTTTTCGAGGTGAAAATGAAAATCGAAAAGATAAAAATATCTGACTTGATCGAGTATGAAAACAACGCGAAATTACACCCGCAAGAGCAGATTGATAAAATAAAAAAATCAATTCTTGAGTTTGGAAACAACGATCCGATCGCGATCGATGAAAACAATGTCTTGATCGAGGGGCACGGCCGATTAAAAGCCTTGACGCAACTCGGATATGACGAAGTGGAAGCGGTCAGACTCTCACACCTTACCGAAGAACAGAAACGAGCTTACATTCTAGTACATAACAAACTAAACATGGATACAGGCTTCGACGCTGATCTTCTCGGGGTGGAGTTGGACGATATTTTGTTAGTTGATATGACCGAATTCGGGTTTGATATGCCAGAGATCGATCTCAATTTTACCGATGAAAAGGAAGAGGAAGAAGAAAAAAACTTTCACAGAGAAACAACAATAAATCAATATAACCTTGACTTATTCGATCCGATGAAAACGGAAGGGCGTTTTGAAATGCCGGTGCTCGATCCCGTGGATCACGTCCCGAAGAAGTTGCAAGGGTTTAATTATGTTTTAAATAAGCCAGACTATGAAGCGGGCGTTCATTTCTTCCTCGATGATTATCAGTTCGAGAGAATATGGCAACGACCAGAATTCTATATTGAAAAACTAGGCGAGTTTGATTGCGTACTTACGCCAGATTTTAGCTTATATATCGATATGCCGGTCGCTATGCAAGTTTGGAACGTTTACCGCTCGAGATTGATCGGACAAATCATGCAACGGTACGGCTATACAGTCATTCCAACGGTATCGTGGGCATATTCGGACAGCTTTTCGTTTTGTTTCGACGGATTGCCGGAGGGCGCTACACTTGCGATCAGTACGATCGGGGTCAAACAGAACGAAGAACAATTTGAAATATGGCGCGATGGTATGGACGCCATGATCGAGTTATTAAAGCCGAGAAGGTTATTGGTATATGGTGGCGCGGTTGAATATGACTATGGAGATATTGAAGTACACTATTTCGAGAATGAAACGACAGAGAGGCTGAAACATGGGTAGCAGAGGGGCAAGCTCCGGAAAAGGTAAAAAAAGAGCAAAGAAAAAAGGATCAAGTGGCGGTGGCGTGAGTAACGCCGGGGCATTGCCACAAAGTACAGAGAAAAAGCTGAATCCAATACAGATCAAACTGAAAAAGAAATTGTTTGTTGGTCGTCATGAAAAACGGGAACAATGGAGACAGATCGGATCAAGACAAACGATCAATTATGATAGTTCAGACAAGCGAATCACTCGGACACAAGGCGAGAGTAACGCAACGCGGACAAGTAGATACAGAAAAAATAAATATTTTGAAGAAAATAAACCAAATGGAAAAAGCGCAGTACAGATCCAGAGTGGAACGATAAAAAAACGGTGGGCAAAACATTTTAACGAGCACCACACAGCAAAACGTAACCCGCTATCTGAAAGCGGGTATTCCAAAGCTCAAAGAATTAGAGTGAGGTAAGATTATGGGTGGCAGAGGTGCGAGTTCTGGAAGGAGCAAAAAAGGCAAACTGTACGGAACAGAATATAAAACTTTACATAAAGTAGGGAATATCAAGTTCGTTATTCAAAACGAGCAAGGTTCACAAAAAGCACCTATGGAAACAATGACTAAAGGAAGAGTTTACGCGCTGATCGATAAGAACAAAAACACACCTAAAAGCATTGTTTATTTTGATACAGAAAACAAGCGTAATAAACAAATCGATTTAGATCATGTGCATAGAGGAATGAGTCCTCATGCTCACCATGGCTATAATCACAATGAATTTGATAAGAGCAAAAAGAGGGCAACTAATTTGACGCCAAAAGAGAGAAAACTCGTTGAAAAAGTCAAAACAGAGTGGTATAATTATATTAAGAAAACGTAGATAGTCGTATATAGGGATTACGCCTTGATTGAGGAGATTCCGGTTCGAATCCGGGCTTCTACGTCCAGCCCCTTAATCGGGGCTTTTTGTTTGCAGAAATTAAAAAGGCAACTCCCCTCTTTTGCTATATAGAATGAAAATCACAAGTAACGGCACTTGTGATTTTTTTGTTTGGAAGGAGGTAAGAATTGCCAAAAGATGGAAAAGAAAACTTAATTCCGTTTAATGAACGAACAGTGGAAGAACAAAGAAAGATCCAGAGAAAAGGCGGTATCGCCTCCGGCAAGGCTCGAAGGGAAAAAGCGGACTTAAAAAAGAAAGTCAACGAGATTTTAGCGATGGACGTTTTCAGTCCACAGCTAAAAGAAACACTCGAAGAAAAAGGCTTGAGCGCGACGAATCAAACGGCAGTCGTGACGGTGCTTTTGCAAAAGGCACTAAAAGGCGATATGCGAGCGATTGAGCTATTGGCGAAGATGAACGGCAACGAGGGCACGAAAGACAACCTCGACAAGAAAGAGCAGAAGGAACGCGTTAAGGCAATGCAACTCGAGAACAAGAAACGCGAGCAAGCCCTCGAAGGAAATATCGCGTCCGAGGATATCATGGCCGATTATTTCGAGAAATTGGAAGGAGTGATACAAGATGGCACTTGAGCGACTGTACACAGATAAACAGATCGGGATCTTGCGTCGGTCCATTTCTCGTGATTGGTACATGATGATAAACCACGGCGCAGTACGGGCCGGAAAGACCAAGCTCGACAATGATCTATTTTTGATGGAGTTGAGGCGCGTTAAAAAGAACGCTGCAAAAGTAGGGGTTCAAACTCCGATGTATATTCTGGGCGCGGTATCGTCTGGGACGTTGCAAACGAATATCTTACGCGAGATAACGGACGCTTACGGCCACGAATTCCAGTTTGACCGGCACGGCAATTTCACACTCTTCGGGGTGTACGTCGTAACGACGTTTACGGGCTCGATAGCGGGTCTAAAAGCTATCCGGGGTATGACAGCCTTCGGGGCATATGTCAACGAGGCCACGCTCGCGAATAAAGAGGTATTTGACGAAATTCTCAAGCGTTGCTCCGGTTACGGCGCGCGTATTATATGCGATACAAACCCGGACCATCCGAAACATTGGTTAAAAGTCGATTATATCGATAAGGCGGACGATGAAAAGATTATCGCGAATCATTTCACGATTTTCGATAATACATTCTTGAATCAACGCTATGTCGATAATTTGATCGCGACAACGCCTTCCGGTATGTTTACCGAGCGTGGCATATACGGCCGTTGGGTGATCGGTGAAGGCGCAGTATATCGTGACTTTAGGGAGGATATGTATGTCCACGAATTGCCCGAGCATTTCGCGAAAGTGTATGCCGGCGTTGACTGGGGTTATGAACACTATGGCTCAATAGTAGTCGTGGGCCAAACAGAGGCCGGCGATGTGTATATCTTGGAAGAACACGCTCACCAATACAAAGAGATAGATTTCTGGGTGGATATCGCGAAGGATATCAAGGCCCGGTACGGTGATATTTTCTTCTGGGCAGATTCAGCACGGCCCGAGCACGTCGGACGGTTTAACCGCGAACGGCTCAAGTGCTTCAATGCGTACAAGTCAGTATTATCTGGGATCGAGGAAGTGGCGAAGCTGATGAAAGCTAGTCGCTTTTTTGTTGTTTCAAGCAAAGTAGCGAAATTCAAAGACGAGATATATCAATACGTTTGGAACGAGCGATCAGGCGAGCCCGTGAAAGAGCATGACGACGTATTGGACGCGGTAAGATATGCGATCTATTCGCAACACGTTTACGACACAAGCAGCACAGTAAAAGAGCGTATGACAAGCGCGCAATACTATTTCTAGGAAGGAATGAAGAAATTGAAATTCTTAAAAGGACGGCGTTTTGACGAAAACGCGAATCGTCAATTCATGATGACAATCGAAGACTTTGAGACGATCGAATTCGAGAGTCAGAAATGGATCGAACGATTGAAAAATTTCGTCGGAGCACACAGAGTGGAGCAATTGGACCGCTTGAAAGAGCTCAAACGTTATTATCTTGCTGATAATAATATCAAGTACCGCGAAGAAAAAAGCGATCCATACAGTGCAGACAATCGAATTGCGAGTGACTGGGCGAAATATATCGCAATCTTTGAACAAGGTTATATGCTCGGGAATCCGGTCGAATATAAGAACGAAAACGCGGAGATCCAAAAGCTGATCGATCAATTCAGCAAACAAAACAACGAAAAGGACCACAACGTCGCGATCAAGACAGATCTCGCGATCTATGGCCGGGCTTACGAGCTTTTGAATACATTCCAAGATGAAGACGGGTCGGTCTGGGTCAAGCTCTATCATATGGATCCGGAACAGACGTTTGTCATTTATGACGACAGCTTCGAACAGCGTTCTTTGATGGCGGTCAACTACTACTCTATCAGTTACGGAAACGGGCATAAGCGCGATTTTGTCAAAGTCTATACTAGTAACGCCATTTACGAGTATGTTGACGACAACCAAGAAACGGACACGCTCAAGCTAAAAGAAGTAAGTGAGCATTTCTTTAATGGCGTACCGGTAAACGAGTTCAGCAATAACGCTGATCGGACCGGAGCATTTGAAGCTGTGCTTGATTCCATTGACGCTTACGACTTGTCACAGTCAGAGCTTGCAAACTTTCAACAAGACAGCAACGAGGCTCTTTTGGTTATCTCCGGGAATCCGTTCACGGGCGTAGAAGATAAAGACTTTATGGAAGATGGTCGCGTCAATCCAAACGGACGCCTTGCGGTATCTCAAGCATTCAAAAAAGCGAAAATCTTGATCCTCGATGATAACCCGATCCCGGGTGGATCAGCACCATCGGCACACTACCTCGTTAAAACATACGACACAGCCGGAGCGGAAGCGTACAAAGAACGGCTAGTGAATGATATCTTACGATTCACTTTCACGCCCGACACGACCGATAATAATTTCGGGGGCGTTCAATCGGGCGAGTCAATGAAATATAAGATGATGGCTGCTGACAACTATCGCGGTAAGCAAGAGTTACTTTTTGAAAAAGGACTTATGCGCCGTTTGCGTCTAGCCGTCAATATTTGGAAGATCAAGGGAAACGATTCCGAAAATTACAACCTTATCAACGAAACGAACGTCGTATTTACGCCAAACTTACCACAGAATGACGTTGAATTGGTGGCAATCGTCAAGAGTCTTTACGGCGTTGTAAGTGAGCAAACAATTGTCGAGATCCTTGAGCAAGTAACCGGAGTCAATGCCGAAGCTGAAATGAAACGGCTCAAGGAAGAGACAGAAAAGGCGCTCGAAATGCTTCCACGAATCGAAAAAGAAAACGAGGTGACAGATGACGAACAAATTGAAGAATCTGAAAATCCTCGAGGATCATGATCGATATTGGACAGACCGAGCCCGTGAGATTTTCAAATACGTCGATCGGAAGGATATCAACTTCTTTGCTGAAATGGAAAAGATCTATCGTGAGCAATCCGTGAGCCTTCAAAAGTCGGTATTTGACTTTTATACACGCTTCGCGGAGGACCACGAGATCAGCTATCAAGACGCAATGAAGCGCCTTCGAGGCGAGGACTTGAGCGATTACGCGGAGAATGCTCGACGGTATCGAGAGCAAGCGGAAAAAGATCCGGAGCTCTTGCGCCGATTAAACGAGCAATACGCGTCAGCTCGGGCAGTACGCCTCCAAGTGCTCAATTCAGAGGCCGTCTATCGCGCCGGTGTACTAGCGGGTGCATTGCATAAGAGCTTCGAAAAATATCTCTATGACGTGGCAGAATACGCTTATCGTAAGTCAGTCGGTGGACGTGCGGGTGCAATCAACCGTCCGGCGTTTGAAGAAGTTATCAAGACGCCATTCAACGGTCGCAACTATTCCACGCAACTTTGGGGCAATACGGACGCGCTCGCAGATAGCTTGAAAAAGGTATTTCGTCAAGGGTTCATCCGTGGGGATAGCCCGCAAGAAATGGCCCGTGAGATTCGAAAAGAATTTAACGTGGCCCGGTCTAGAGCAGAAACATTGATCCGGACAGACGCAACGGCCGTCGTCAATCGGGCGACGATCAAGCGATACAAGCGCGAAGGCTTGAAATACTATCGGATCTTGGTCGTGCTAGACGATCGAACGACTCAAATTTGCCGGAATATCGCGCAAGAGGACAAGCTCTATAAACTCGAGGAGGCGGAAGTCGGGGTTAATATGCCCCCGTTTCATTACAATTGCCGGTCAACGATTATGCCGGACGAAGAAGAGATAGGAGAGGAGGAATAATGCTGAATATTTGGGATCTTGTTTCGTTTACCGCGGGGCTGATCTGTCTTGCTGTTCTGGTATTGGTGGGGTGGTCCATCATTGCCGGATTGATCGACGGAATCATCACAGCGATAAAGAAACACACAAAATAGATCGGAGGTGATCCGGTATCTTGACAAGCGGGAATAGACCGCAAAAACAACCGAAAAGGAGAAAAAGTGATGACTGAATGGCAAAAACGTTTTGTGATAGAATATCACGAATTGAGAGGACGTTTCGCGAAATTAGACGAAATGATCCAAAGATACGAAAAAGGACAACTCGAATTTGAACCGAAATGTCCGATCGATTTATTAAAACATCAGCGCTCGGTTATGTGGGAGTATCTTTCGATTTTAGAGCAACGTGCGCGAATTGAAGAAGTTAAATTGTAAGACTGTATAAGACACAGTCTTTTTTTGTTGTCCAGACTTTGCGGAGGACGTAAAAAGCTGCATTGTTTCGTCGCCGGACGTAAAGCGAGAATATCGAGTGATGGCGTAACCATCGGAGGAAAACAAATGTCAGAAAATACACAAGCAACAGTCGAGACCGAAGCCCTTGAGAAAGACGTCGCTCAAGAAGAACAAGTCGAGACCAAGCAAGAAAAGTCAGAGCGTACCTTCACACGCGCCGAATTCGGAAAAGCAGTCGCAGCGGAGATCGCAAAAGCTCGCGCAAGTTGGGAAGCGGAACAAGCCGAAGCCCTTGAGCTTGCAAAGAGCGAAGGTGAACGCCTCGCGAAGCTAACCAAGGACGAACGCGCCAAAGAAGAGGAAGCGAAACGAATCAAGGCAATCGAAGAGCGCGAGAAAGCACTTGCGATTAAAGAAATGCGGGTGGCAACTCAAACGCTTCTAAGCGAGGAAGGGCTTCCGGGTGACTTTTTAGAATTCGTTATTGACAGCACGGCAGAGGCTACGAGAGAGAAGATTGGCACTTTACGCGCTATCTTTGATAAAGCAGTTGAGGCCCGCGTCGATGAACGTCTAGCACAGAAAGCACCACGCAAGGGTACGGGACCGGTATCGATGACTAAAGATGAAATCATGGCGATTGAGAACGACGAAGAGCGTCAACGCGCAATCGCTGAAAACATTGGACTATTTAGAAATTAGAAAGGGCTAGAATATGGCTGAAAATAAACTTACAACTATGAACGACTTGGGCGATATCAAATCGATTGATTTCGTCAACAAGTTCTCTAAAAATATCAATGACTTGCTCCGTTTGTTAGGTGTTACACGTCGTCAAGAATTGACAAACGATCTTAAAATCCAAACTTACAAATGGACGACAGAGGTCAATAACACAGCAACGGCAGAAGGGGACACAATCCCGCTTTCAAAAGTGACTCGTGCGAAAGACCAAGAATATACTGTTACATGGTTCAAGAAACGTCGTGCGGTATCAGCGGAAGCAATCGCCCGTCACGGTGCGTCACGCGCCATCACAGAGGCTGATACTCGTCTTATGCGCGAGATTCAAAACGGGATCAAAGAAGAGTTCCTTGCTTATCTCAAGAAGACTAAAACAAAAGTGAAAGGTAAAGGCCTTCAACAAGCGCTTGCGAATAGCTGGGGCAAACTTACCACAGTAAACGAATTCGAAGGATCTCCGCTTGTTTCATTCGTGAATCCGATCGACGTCGCAGAATATCTTGGAAACACTCCAGTCGCTTCTGACGCTTCAAACGTTTTCGGTTTTACACTCTTGAAAAACTTCCTCGGTATGCAAAACGTTATCGTTATGCCATCTTGTCCACAAGGTAAGATCTATACGACAGCGGTTGAAAACTTGGTATTTGCACACTTGAACGTTGCAACGGGTGATCTTGGCGGATTGTTTGCGGACTTCACAGACGAAACAGGAATTATTGCGGTAGGTCGTGATCATGTCTTGAATAACTTAACTTTCGAGTCTGTATTCTTTGGTGCACACGTTCTCTTTGCTGAAATTCCGGACGGAGTGGTAGAGGCTACAATCGAGCCAGCGTCAGCAGTAGCAGCCTAATTAGGAGGTGAACGATGGCAGCTATTGAGCTAGAGAAAGCAACGGAAGAGATTCGCTTGCTGAAAGGAATTCCAAAAAGCGATCAGGAACAAGACGATTTATTGACCCTTATTGTACGGGATAGCTTCGAGCGTATGATCGCTTACGTCAACCGCTTTTCTGATTCGCAATTGACGGAATTGCCCGAAACGGTGGCGTATATCCTTCGGGACGTGGCTGTCAGTCGATTCAACCGCCTAAACTCCGAAGGCGCAACCGCTGACAGCGAAGAAGGCCGGAGTTTTACTTGGGAGGATGGCTATCTAACAGATGATAACAAGGCCGTACTTGAAGGCCTCGCGGTGAAACATCGCGCCCGTGGGATCGCTAGATTCATCTAAAGGGGGGCGCGTGTATGATCTATAATGACCGCGTAACCTTGATTTTCGAGAAACGCCCAACGGACGAGCTATTGGACAAGGTGGAGAAGAAGAAGAGCTTCCCCGTTCCTTGTATGCGAAACGCTATGTCCAACTATGAAATGATGGGGCTCTTTGGTAAGTACGACTTTGACGCGTTCAAGTTGCACTTACAAGGTGTCCATCGGGACTTTTCCGAAGTCATTTACAAGGGCAAGAAGATGAAAATCAAGGGCAAACGATATCATCATAATAGCACGGTGATTTACTTATGAGTTTTTCATATAAAGTCAAGGGGCTCGACAAGTTTATTCGACGCGTTCAAAATAAGCCGAAGCAAGCAAGGCGGGCGGTAAGTGCTGAATTGCACAGATCGGCCTTGCGAGTGGAACGAAAAGCCAAAATAAAAGCAGCAGTCGATACCGGATTTATGCGAAACGGGATTTTTGTTGCTCGGGTGGGCATGTTACGATACAAAGTGACGTCCCCGGCGGGTTATTCGGTCTATGTCGAGCTTGGAACGCGTAAGATGAAGGCCCAACCCTTCCTCGGGCCGGCCGTCAAAGAAGAAAGCGAAGTTCTTTTCAAAAATCTTCGCAAAATGTTTAGGAGGTGATCCATGGAATTTGAAGCACCTTCGATCAAGACACTCGCGGAATTGCGCGAAAAATTGAAGCCGTTGAATATTCCGATCTATTTCAACCTTCCAGATCCAAATGTCCTCGAGCCGTTTTTGGTGATCGGGCAAACGAGCTCGGACACCTCGAAAACGGTCCAGACGGGCCTCATAATCGAGGATTTAAGCGTCCAGATAGATATCTTCTTACCGGACGACGAAAGTCGCGGAGGAGTCGAGAGAGTGCGGTCAGAAGCGATCAGGCGAATCGGTCGGAATAATCGGATGGCGTCAACCGTCTTGAAAGATGACTCGATAGGCCGGGAGGTCTATCATATCGTTATTAATTTAACAGAAATTATATTTTAAAAAGGAGCACTTAATCAATGAGTGAAGCAGAAGACAAAGCAAAAATTAAAATTACGATCGCGAAGCCGGTCGTAGGTAAAAAAGTATTTTACTTTATTCAATCAATCCACGCAGAAAAAGGCACGGGAGCAATGCTTCCGGCTTACCGTAAAGATGGCTCAACTACCATGGGTGGCGAGTACATCGACGAACAAACGCAACAAGGGCGTTTGCTTGAAAAAGCAACCGACGAGCACTCTATCGAGTTGACTCAATATTTCGCGCCAAAAGATCCATCCGTTCAAGTCATTCTTGACGCTCAAAAAACAGGGGAATCTATCAAAATCTGGCGTGTTATCGTTGACGAAAGCGTCAAAGAAACATCAACCGGTAAAGATACATACCCGGCACAATTTGGATATGGTAAGATCACAGACGATATCGAATTCGACGACGCAGTAGATAGCTTCGTTGAACTTAACTATACAGTCGGAATTGTTGGACGTCTTCGCGACGGAAAATTCCCGCTTTCAGCAGACGAAATCGCAATGCTTAACGAAGTGTATGATTACCAAAATCCGGGCGAAACAACCGGCGATTACAACAACATCACACGCTAATTTTTCAAGCAAGAGGGCCTCGAAAGCCCTTTTGCTTTTATTTTTTTATAAAAAAGGAGTTTTACAATGGAATTTACAGTCGGAAGCCGTGCAATCGAGATCAAGTTTGATTATATGCTTATGTTTAAAGTCAATAAAGAGCTTTCAACTCGCGACGATAACGGCAAACCAAATGAGGACGGCGTGGGCGCTCTATTCCTTCGCGTTGTTGAGCGTAACGATTCTGCTCTAGTGGATCTTATCAAGCTATGCGCTAGTAAGAAAGCGAAAGCCGTATCAGACGAGGAAGCATTGAGTGCGATCGCTCTCAAGTTGGAAGAAATGGACGCCACGAATACCGAGCCTATTTTTAAAGCTATCGAAGAAGAAATGGTGGATTCAGGTTTTTTCAACGAAAAAGTTTCGAAGTATATCGAGAAGCTCGAGTTGGCCTTGAAATACTTGAAGGCGAAGTCCGAGACAGCGGAAGACCAAGCGACAGCGCAATTCCAGATCGAGCAAACGGAAGCACAAATTGGAAGGATGAAGAGCGCGTTGTCCTAATCGAATGCGCTCGCTTGGGATTGACCGACACGAGGATAATCTATTCATGCACGAAAAGAGAGCTCGACGCGATACGTGAAGGGCTTTATTATCGCGCTATTGAAGAGCGAGAAAATCTTGTCGAGCTTGCATTTAATCTTCGCTATACGCTCAACGCGAAAAAAGCGGAGATCAGCAAGTTAAGCAAGAAAAAGGATCGAGACAAGATCAAACGCTTGTTTGATCCACAGAAAGAAAAACAAATTGAAAACAGAAAGGACTTGATCGCAAAAATCGAGAGATTAAACGAGCATTTCCAAAACAGAAAATAATATAAAGGAGGTGGAGCGATGGCATTCGATGGATCAATTACGGCCCTAATTGGTGCGGATCTGACCGAGTACGACAAAGCGATGGCCGAAGTCGTAAGAGCGACAAAGAAGGCGTTCGAAACAGCAGCGCAATCGGCGTCAAAAAGCGCGAATCAGATGATCCGCGAAGTCGGTGAGCTGATGAATCGGCTAGCGAAGAGCAACCAATCATCGGGTTCGAAAATTGCCCAAGGCCTAACCGGCGGCGTTAAAATCGCAATCGGTGAGCTTCAACGTATCGCTTCGAATATCGGCGCAAAATTGCCCGACCCGATTCGAAAAGGCTTCATTCGTTTATCTAACGAAGTAAAAAGTGTATTCGGTGCAATGAAAGGCGATCTCACGTCTTTCGGTTCAAAAGTTAATTCAGGGTTAAAAAAAGCGTTTAGCTTCGATATTTCGAAGGCTATACAATCACCAAAGAGCGCGTTCGCGGAGTTGGCAAATAGTGTCGATTCTATGGCACAGCGTATCAGCTCAAAAGCTCACTCTATCGGGACAGTCTTCGCGAATTCCGCGAAGAATATGAGTGGACCATATAAGACAGCGTTTGACGGCATTTCGAGCCATCTTGCGAGCTTCGAAGCGAAGGTTCAAGGTATCTCGGGACGGATCACAAGCGCCCTCGGGCAAAAAGTTCTCAATCCGATCAACTCGTCATGGTCTAGTATGTTTACCAACTTGACAAGCAAGGCTAACAGCTTCGCGGATCGAGTACGGAATTCCTTCGGTGGACGGGTGCTTTCGTCCGTCAACAACCTCGCTAGTAACGTAAGCGGTAAGCTCGGGAACGCGTTCCAGACGGCCGGACAAAAGGCAGTCGGAGCGTTGACGGGTATCGTGAGCCATACGGACAGAGCGGCGAGCGCGTCAACTAACTTGCTGAAACAAGTTCTCGGAGTGGCCGCTGCATATAAACTCTTTGATCTTGGAAAGCAAGCAATCAAGAGCACAGTCTCGAAAGCTGCTGAATTCGAGAGTAAAATGAGTAACATTAAGGCCGTTACTGGTGAGAGCGAAGCGACGATGAAGAAATTCAATGACGCAGCAATCAAGGCCGGGGCGGACACAGCCTTTTCAGCAGCCGAAGCAGCCGACGCAATCGGCGAGCTTGCAAAAGCCGGGGTATCAACGCAAGATATCCTAAACGGTGGACTTACCGCGTCCCTTAACCTTGCGACAGCGGGTGAGCTTGATCTGAAAGAAGCTGCTGAAATTACATCAACGGCGTTGAACGCCTTTCGTCGTGACGGCATGACGGCTACACAAGCGGCAAACCAACTCGCGGGAGCTGCTAACGCGTCAGCAACAGACGTCCACGAATTGAAATATGGTCTTTCCATGGTCGCTCCGGTAGCGTCTGGGCTTGGTCTATCATTCCGCGATACCACGAACGCCCTCGCAGTCTTCGCTCAAAACGGACTCAAGGGATCAGACGCCGGTACATCACTAAAGACTATGCTCATGAATCTGCAACCGCAGACCAAGGCACAGAGAAATATGATGATGGATCTCGGAATCGTGACCGAGGACGGCGCGAACAAATTCTTCACAGCAGAAGGAAAAATCAAGTCATTCGCAGAAATTTCTCAAGTCTTGAAAGAGCACTTGGGAGGATTGACTGACGCTGAAAAACAAATGGCCTTGAAGACAATGTTCGGTACGGACGCGGTTCGTGCTGCAACTATCGCGATGAACGAGGGGGCAGATGGCGCAAACAAAATGCAAGAGGCCATCGACAAAGTGAGCGCTGCTCAAGTGGCGGCCGAAAAGCTCAACAACTTAAAAGGGGCAGTCGAAGCCTTGAGTGGGTCGTGGGAAACGCTCCAAATTAAGATCGGGACGGCAGTCTTACCGATTCTAACGACGCTCGTCAAATGGATTGATAAGTTGGTCGATAAGCTGTCCAACTCTCAAGGCCTTCAAAACTTTTTAGACGCTTTAAACTCATTGAATCCGGCTCTCAATCAGCTTTTGAACGGCACGAAAATGACCGATGAACAAGCTCAAAAATTCAAGGGCGCAATGGAAAAAGTTAAACCAGTAGTTACTGGGCTAGTGGGCGCGTTTGCGTTCGGTCCGGCTGTCCGTGGTTTAACTAGTCTGACGGGTGTCATGGGAGTTGTTGCAAGTAAGACAATGGGCCTCGGATCGATTGCGTCAAGCGCGTTTAGTTCAGCCGGGGGCTTAATTACTAGCTTTACAAGCAGAATTGCGGGAATTCCGGGAGTTCTTGGTGGGGCTGCTTCGCAAGGTATGTCTATTTTAAGCATGATGACAAGTGGGATCGCGACCGTGATGGGAATTGCCCTCGCGTCAATTGGTCCGGCTGCTATCTTAGGGCTTGTCCTTGCCGGCCTTGGTCTTATCAATCAACAATTCGGGCAACAGATCGATCAGTTGATTCAAACGGTAACGACCAAAGGGCCACAGATCATTCAGAAGCTCGTAAGTGGCATTACTAGTCAATTACCGGCTCTTATCGCTTCGGGTGCGGATCTAGTCGCTAAACTTGCGCAAGCCTTCGCGACAATGTTCCCGGTTATCGTTGACGCGGGAATTCAGCTTATTGCAAACCTTGTCCAAGGCGTGGGCCAAAATGCGGGCTCGCTTATTTCGTCAGCAATAACTGTCATCGGATCATTCGTTGATACATTGCTTCAAGCATTGCCACGATTACTCTCAATCGGGATGGAATTGCTCGTCAATGTAACGAATGGTATTTTGCAAAACTTACCGCAATTACTGACGACGGCGCAACAGATCGCGACAAACTTCATCACGAGCTTACAAACAAACTTCCCTTCTATCCTTGAACAAGGTATCCAAATTTTGATGAATGTCGTAAATGGTATTGTCCAAGCGTTGCCGACGATCATCCAAATTGCAACGCAAGTCATTGTCGGATTTATTCAGACGATTCTTTCAAACTTACCGGCTATCTTGCAAGGTGGTATTCAGTTGATCGTGACGCTCGTCCAAGGGCTTATCAACGCGTTGCCACAGATCGCACAATCTGGCATGCAGATAATCGGTCAACTTATCATGGGACTTGCTCAAGCCTTGCCACAACTAGCCATGGCCGGCTTGCAATTGATCGTCCAACTTGCGACGTCTATCATTACCGGCTTGCCTAACATCGTTACGGCTGCATGGGAGATCATCAAGGGATTCGGTGGAGCATTGCTCGAATTCATCCCGAATGCGTTGAAAGGTGTTGCGGACGCTATCGGAAACTTCTTCGGTGGGATCTGGGATTGGATCAGTGGAAAATCAGAAGAAGGCGGAGCAAAGGTCGAAGCGACAATCGGAGCGACAGCGGATCATATTTCGAACAAGAGCTCGGAAACGACCGCGAAAGTCAGCTCGGACGCAACGACCGCGAATACAACCGTCAGCACAAACTATCAACAAATGCAAGCGAACGTCAGCACGTCAACGAATACGATGACCGCGGACGTATCGAATAACATGATGAACCTTGCGAATAGTACGATGACAACAACAACGACTATGCAGCAAGGTGTATCAACGAATTTTGGTATGATGAACGCTGACGGCACAATGAACATGCAACAGCTTACTGCAAATGCGGACACGTCCTTCAACCAAATGAACGCAAACGCGCTGGCTCAAACGAGCCAAATGAGCTCAGGCGTTACAAGCAACATCAACCAATTGAATGTTCACTCAACTAACGAGTTGAATCAGTTGATGAACAACGCAAACGCGAGCACAGCGGGAGTCAATACAGCCGCAACCACGAACGCCCAACTTGCGAATTCGGGAGTAGTAAGCAACTTCCAACAAATGCAAGCGGGGGCAACGAGCGCTACAAATACGATGGCGAACAATGCACAAGCTGACTTTGCCAAAGTAACGCAACAAGCGCAACAATCAAGCGCGCAATTGTCGCAAGCTGTAACCAACAATTATAACCAAATGAAGACGGCTGTCACTACCTCAATGAATGCGACGGCTCAAGCTGTAATAACGGGGCTTCAAAAGATCTGGCAAGCAACGTCTCAAGCCGGCAAGCAATTAGTGACAGTATTTACTCAATCGTTTAAAGGCGTGTCGGACGTTGCAAAACAAGGAATGAATGCAGTCGTGTCTTCTATGAGCTCCGGTCTCAATAAGGCCGTGAGCCTTGCGCAATCGGCCGGATCGAGCATTGTTTCGATCTTTAGTCAATTGGGAGGATCACTTTCAGCGGTCGGTTTTAATGCCGGAGTCGGACTTTTCAACGGTCTTGCTTCTATGGCGGGATCACTATATAGTCTTGCTTATAGTATTGCTTCCAATATCGCTTCGATCATGCGTTCTGCTCTTGATATCCACTCACCATCGCGTGTCATGAAAAAAATCGGTGGATTCACTGGCGAAGGTATGTATCTCGGGATGAAAGATTGGGTATCAGACATCAACGATATGGCTCGTCAGTATGCCCAAGCAATCACGGAACAAGACTATCAAACAAACAGCACGATGACGACAAGCGCGAGCGTGACAAGCTCGGGAGTTCGTTCATCACTCGAAGACTTGAGCGACGAAGTGAAAAACTCACAACTCGCGGATCAAAAATTCGAGGTACACAACGAGATCGTCGGTGACAAGATCTATACGACGGTCAAAGAAAAAGACGCCCGCAAAAAGGCGTTAGATGAATATTTCACGTAAGGGGTGAATGATGGACTTATTAATCGAAAAAGACGGCCAAAGTCGGAAATTATCCGAGCTTGGCCTATATAATATCGCGGTCGATGATTCGTCCCCGACCGTGGATATTTCAACGCGTACCGTCAAGGGACGCAATGGCCGGATTTTTGACGGCCTAACATACGCCGAAAAGGTGATCGAAGTAAGAGCGAGGCTTTCCGTCCCAACGATGGAAGCCTTTTTTGATAAAAAAGACGAGCTAACCCGGTACATTCTGGGAGAGGATAGCTTTTACATTACCAAAATGTACCCGCAACGTAACGAATTATACGAATTCGAAACAGCGGGCCAAACCACGGGAGAGCTTGAGATCGCAAGTATTCCGCATAAGCCATGGCGGTATCGTTACAAGGTGGCCGGAAACGAGAGGATCAGCTATGAATTCGTTGGTAAGTCATCCGCGGGATTGAAATATAATATTTCGTTCTCGTTCGTCACGGTGGAGCTTCCTTTCGGTGAGACAGTACCGAAGGATCTCACGCTTACAACGAATACGTTTGATTATGCGGGCACGGCGCAATTGAGCCAACTCGAAGTCCCGTTTGTCGTCGAATTGACGGCGAGCGCTGACAATACCGACTTTTTTGTTGAAATTGACGGCCGTCGGTTTACTTACCGACACGCAGAAACGCCGATCCGATCCGGGCAGAAGTTGCTCTTGCGTGGGATTGAAACGGTGCTAGTGGTCGGGACGAATGAAACGAACGTCAACAATCGGACTAATTTTGAATATTTCGTGATTCGTCCGAAAATCAACAAAAAAATACCTTGGTTTACGAATTTTAGAGGCACGATCAAGATCCTCGGATTCAAGGAATTATACAAGTAGGAAGGAGGAGAAATGCTTACTTTTTACGATGAAAAGGGCAACGGATACGGCGCGCAAGTCGAATTCACCACTAAAAACGCGGTAAACGGTGAGCGTTCCGTGTCCGGGACCATCCTTTCAAATGACAAAGTATTATCAAAGATTGATCGTGGATGGTCGTTTGATTGGGATGGCGAAACGTACAAGATCATTTATGCGAAGCCCAAGGACGAGGGCCGGAGCTTGTCCGTGTCGTTCGACGCAGTTCACCAATTCTTCTACGATTTCGATCATTCCAATTGCTATCAAGTCTTTAATGGCTCGAATCGCTTCGAAGTCTATATCGAGGCTATTTTTAAGAATAGCGGTTATCGGTATGTTATCGAAGCCCAAGCGAAAGCCATCCGGAAAGAGAATTTCGGGAACGTGAAACGTCTTTCCATGTTCAAAGATATCATCAAGGCAGCGGGGCTCGAGTTCTCGGTGACTGGGAAAGTCGTCCGGATCGTGAAGAAAGTCGGGACGGATCTCTCGACAGTCGTTCGGAAGAATTTCAACATGAACGAGCTCACACTCGAGAAGAATATCGGAGCTTTTATCACTTATAAGAAGGGCTTCGGAGCTTGGAAGGACGAAAACAATCATGACGCGGGACGGTATGAAACAGAATACGAAAGCCCGCTTGCTCGAATCTATGGCCGTATCGAAGGCGAGCCGGTCAGCGATGAACGGTACAAAGAGACCGGTAAGTTATTAGAACGTCTCAAGTACGACGTGGACAACTCGTACTCTATTTCGGTTCAACTCGAAATGGAAGACTTGACACGAGCCGGCTACAAGTACACACAGCCTCGAGCTGGTGACTATATCATGGCTATTAATGAGACGATCGGATTCCGCGAGAAGATTCGTATTGTGTCTTATGAGAGCCATTATGACGTAACGGGCCGGTTATTATCTCATAAGGTAACGTGCAACGATATCGGCACAGTCCAGAAGGCTATCTCGTCCGAAGGCTCGATTATGCGAAGCGTGGGCCAAAGTAAGGAATACGCGGAAAGCGCCCTTGCTATTGCCACACAGGCCCTCGTCAGTGCTGACGGCAAGACCACGACTTATTACGGAGCGGAGAAGCCTCGGGATCAACCACAGGGCACGTTACATCGTGGAGATCTGTTATATCTGACCGTCGGAGAAGAGACCGAGCTGTACTTTTGGAACGGCTCGGAGTGGGAGCTCAAACATCTAAAATTCGACAGTTCCAAGTTCGAAAAAATGCTTGAGGATTCCAAGGCCTCGACCGACAAGGCCGTTGCACAAGCTAACCAAAAAGCAGAAGAAGCCTTGAAAAAAGCCGGCACGCTTCCGGACACGACCAAGCTATCAGACCAGATCAAACAGCAGATTTTATCAAGTCAAGACTTGACTCAAAAAGTCACAGAGACGCTCAATCAGACACCCAGCGGGGTTATTTATAACAAGATATTGCAAAATATCAAAACTGAATTTACACCTAAAACGGTTTTTGATGATTTCAAAGCAAGTGCGAATAGTGACTTAACCTTTCTTACCACAAATGCAGATGAAGTTGATAGAAGAATTAGAACTCAAACCATTGAGTTTAACAAACTCACAGAGTCGAATAAGTTATACGAGCGTATCATCGGTACATCTGAAACGGACGCCCCGGACAAGCTATCACGGCTTGTAATGAGTAGCGAGATTTTCCAAACAGAAGTCGGGAAGTACGTCACAGATGATAATAATCTGATCGTTAATTCAGAGACGATGGACCAGCACGTTCTCGTAAACAATACAAGATCGGGTGTGAATGTTTCCGTCAGCGATGGAATCTTCACGATCAAAGCTCAAGGTCTAACATCTTATAACTGGTCAGGTTTCACGCTTCCGATTTATGTCCGTAAAATCTATAAAGGCGAAACGTATTCCCTCGGTTTTAAGTACCGTATCCGTGGAACACTGGATCAGGATTTCAACGTCATTATTAAAAACCACGTCTTGAATCGTGCAGCGTTCACAGCAACAGCCGGAACGTCAAACACTCCTACCTCTGATGACTGGAAAGAATTTCAAGGGACGTTCTACATGTCATCTGACTTTGAATTTGGAAATCATAGAAATTTTCCGTTTTACGCATATATTTCAAAAAACGGTTGGGTAGAAATTAAAGAAGTCATGCTTGTCCGTGGATCAAGCACAGGCCCCTATAAGCCAAGTCAGTTTGACGACGCTTATCGATCAGTCGAGGCCACACGAACACAAGTCACACAGCTTGCGGGATCGTGGGCGGTACGAAACCTAAACAGCAACGGCGACGTGCTCAACTCGATCAACTTGCTTGCTAACGGTACGAACCGAATAGACGGACGACTAACGCACATTACTGGCCAAACATTGATTGATAATGCAGTTATCCGGGATAGCATGATTGAGAATGTATCCGCTAACAAGCTAACCGCCGGGACAATCGACGCCCGCGAAATAAACCTAATCAATCTAAACGCTAAAAGCATTACATCGGGAACGTTTAAAGGTTTAACGTTTGAAGGCGGGATCATTCGCGGGAATAACGGCAATACTGTAATTAACTTGAATTCGAATGTAACGACTTATAACGGTACAGCTAGAATTGAGTTTAAATCCTCGCAAAATTCACTAGAATTTAATTCCGGTGGACGAAAGGCCTTCTTATCCCCGACGGTATCGAGCGGAACTAACTATGGCGCATTTGCTTTCGGAGTGAATGATAGAGGCGAAATGGATCCAGACGCTAATTTCACGGGCATTAAAATCTTTAACCAACCCGGACACCGTTCGGTAGTGCTTATCGGGGACGTATATATTGTTAAAAACTCAATTTCAAGGAACGCTCCCGGCGTAACTTTAGCACAATTGTTTAATCTAATAAATGAAAATTTTATTGGTATAGAAAACTGGTTTAAACGAAACAATCTCGGAGCGCCCGGTCGATACCCGATATCGATTTAACTGATAATAGAAAGGTGACACCATGAACACAGTAGATAAAATTGTAAACGAGATTGCGCAGAAACTCGCAAACTCAATCGTAGAGGCTACAAATTACAAGGTCTTATACGAAGAGGCGCAAGAGAAACTTGCAGAGACGCAAGCACAGCTTGAGCAAGCACAAGCACGACTAAATGAAGTAAGCCAAACCCTCGAGGCAGACGAGGCACTAAAAGAGCTATTTGATGAAGTAGCAAACAAAAACAAGGGAGAATAATCTATATGACATTTAAAGTAGTAAATAAGTATCACGACAACAACCGGACTTTTGTCGCAATCCGTCAAGAGTCACCATATACCGCATTCGATCGCGTTCTTATTGGGGATCGATACGACGAATCAGACGAGGCATTGATCCAAGCAGTCCTCGGACAAGTTGCGACGGAATTCAATCCGGCGGATGGTGTCAAGAAATTACAAGAAGACTTACACGTCCAAGCAGAGAGCTACGAGCAAAAACTTGCTGAGAAAGATACTAAGATCGCAGAAGTAAAAGCAGTGGCAGATTGGGCAGTATTAGCCCGTGTGACTGATACGGACAATCCACTTGACCCTACTATCTACAAGCGTGGTCTTGAATTGGTTGACTTAGGGCAAAGTGGTAAAACTTACAAGTCGCAAGAAATCTTTACGATTGAAGATGCAACACACAGCGCACAGTATGGTGAGGGCAACCGTGTTATGGTGCAAGTTAACTCTGAATTTACTTACCAAGGCGAAACGCTAGACCAACTTGCAAGCCTTGAACAAAATGGCAAACTAGCAGTTTGGAAGTGGACGAAGCCAAAAGAGGACGAGCCAAAACCAACGGGAGAGCTTGAAACTCAACCCGTACAATAAAATCACTTTCACTAAAAGGAGGGACTATGACATGGCTTGATGTAATTGAGAGGATTATACACGAAATATCTCAATTAGGCCCTACAATCGGACTCATCGTTTCCAGCTGGTTCGGATTACTTGCTGGTAGGTCTGGCAATCTCAATAAACAACAGTTTAACGAGTTAAAGGACGAACTCGGAGCAATCCAGCACTCAGTCAATGATATCCGAGAGGTAGGAGAAGATAATAACAAAAAGATTAGTGAGGTAAATGACAAGCTAATCGTCCACGATGAGGCTCATTTAGTCACGATGTATCTACGGTTAGAGCGTGATATGACTGTCGCAATCAACCGAGGGTACACTACTGTACATGAGTCTGATATTGTGCATAGAATGCATGAGAATTACAAGAAACTTGGCGGTAACGGGCGCATAGATAGCCTATTTGCCAAGTTCAATTATTTAGAAGTGAGGAACTAAAATATGAATAAAATCAACTGGTCTGTACGTTTCACGTTTAAAAACAAGCAATTTATGTCCCGCTTGGCTCTTGCCATCGCTTTGCCAATTTTGACATACTTCGGTCTTAACTTCCAGGATCTGACAAGTTGGGGTGCTGTGTTTACATTGCTTGGCAAGTTTGCATCTAACCCTTATCTTATTGGGTTGACAATCGCAAACATCCTCAACATTATTCCAGACCCTACTACAGCTGGTTTTGGAGATAGTAAGCGTGCGCTTAACTACTACGAACCACACAATGACTAAAAGGCTATTTATTAAAATAGCGCTTTTTTTGTTAGCCGTCATCTCATTTTGGGTGACGGCTTTTGATTTTAAGGAGTAATAAAATGATAACTTTACAAGACGTTATTGGATATGCCGAAGGCCTTGCTGACCAAGGTGTAGGAGTTGATGCGGATAATTCTTGGGGGACGCAATGTGTGGATTTGCCAAACTCAATCTCAATCAATTTCTTTGGCCGTGCCCTCTGGGGGAACGCTATCGACTTGCTCAACTCTGCCCGTGATTTAGGCTACGAAGTCGAATACAACCAAGAGGGCAATGTTAACAGTCGGCCAAGAGCTGGCGCTGTGTTTGTGCAAGAAACAACTTACATCGCAGGTCATCCTTACGGTCACACTGGACTAGTCATTGAGGACTCAGACGGGTACACCATGCGGACTATTGAGCAAAATATCGACGGTAACGCTGACAGTCTCTACGTCGGAGGCCCGGCACGATACAACACACGCAATTTTGATGGTATCGTTGGTTGGTTCTACTTCCCACTTGATAACGCCAGCTACCAGCCTGTACAGGCTACAACAACAGGAGATGGTACAATCACGGAAGAAAATGGAACATTTACGGTTGAAGTCTCAGCCCTCAATGTCCGTGATAAGGCTGGCCTAGATGGTGCTATCGTCGCTGTATATGGAGCAGGTGAGACTATCAACTATGACGGCTACTGTGACAAAGATGGTTATATCTGGATCACTTACATCGGTGCATCCGGTAACCGTCGCTATGTGGCAGTCGGTCAATCAGAGAATGGGCAACGTGTTACAGATTTTGGATCATTCGCCTAGATTGGTGAGGTGATAATGTGAGATTAAACTCTACAAACCTAAAACAAGTGGGTGGTGGTAAAATCGTCAAGCAAGGCGATAGCGCCTCTCTCTTTGAGTACAAACTACTCGATGAAGACCACAAGCCAGTAGACGAATTAAATGGCACAGAAGCCAAAATAACGCTATATAACGCAAGCGGTAAGATTAGTATAGACACATCGGTTACTAACTCTGCTATCACGTTTAAACTTGCTAAACCGCTTCCTGTCGGCCTATATACCGTGGAAGTAGTGGCTGGTGGGTATGTATTCCCTAGTGACCGTAGAACCACACTAGAGGTCACACAATCAGCGGACGAATACACAAGTAGTGAGCTATTGGATTTGGTCAAAAATGATGTCAAGACAGAAATCGACAAGTACATCGCAGAACATCCAAACGGCCCACAGACAGAAGAACTGCCAGACCTTACCGTACTGTACAATCTAGCTAAAATTTGAAAGGATATATAAATGACTTTTAACACTGAAAATTTAACATCTTTAGTCCGTGCCATAGGTACTGATGTAAAAAAAATCAACACCACGCTTGCTAATAAAGCGGAAAAGAGCGAGATCGGGCAAGGTGGGATCACACAACAACAACTTGATACCGCGATCCAAGGCGTGAAGACAGCTATTCTGGGCGAAGGCGTTCCGGAAGAGCTCGACACGCTGAAAGAGATCGCCGAGAAGATCCAAGCGGGCGGAAGCTCGGACAGCGCAATCGTGTCTAAAATGACAGAGCTCGGGCAAAAATTCACAGATCTCGAGGGGACTGACTTCGTACAGATTTATACCACAGCAAAAAACAGTCTCTAAAAAGGAGGCGTAAATGGATAAATTAAAAGAAGCGATCCAAGAGATCGGACGAGATATTGGAGACATCCAAGACAAGCAAGTGTCAGCGTTGACGACCGCAAGAGCCTATAAGCTCTTTCCGACGTATGCGACGCTTCAAAATCAAATGACGTCGAATATCAAAGAAAAGCATTTAGAGCTCGGACTTGACGCGTTGATCGATAGCAAGCTCGCAAACGGTGGCGATCCCTTTATCACCAAGTCGAAACTTCCGGACGTGACACAGCTTGCTACAAAGAAGGATCTCGAGGCTATCAACCGAGGATCAGACACTCCGACGAATCAAAATGTCGCGACAGAGCTCAAGGGCCAAGGATTCCCGTACAATCTTAACGCGGAGATCGGGACAACGTATATCGATACGACCGCGAAGAACGGAGCGGTGAAATGGATCAAAAAGACCGCGGGGACTGGCCCGAATGCTTGGGCCGTCTTGTTCGGCGATGTCAAATTTAGACCAAAAAATATCAGCTCAAATCAAAATAATGCTTACGTGGAATTTAGGCGCGTAAACTCCACAGTAGAGATCAGTTTTGGCGGTCTTTCGTGGGGTTGGTTTGGGATCGTGAGACGAGGCGCACCCGGTTACGTTCCACAAGGTTCAGACCGTGAGCGAAACGTAGTGATTTTAAACGTAAACGGTGTTCCCGTCGGTTTTCGGTCTAGCAACTCAAAACTTGGTATTATGACCAATGACAAGGGCAAACGTCTGGGGACGTTCTATCTGGGCGGGGCGGGTGATAATCACCAACTTCGACTACAATTCGATGACCCCGTACCTACTGACCGAGATATCGGGGATTTACGGTTTAGTAGTATGTCCTATACCACGGACGATCCGTGGCCCGAGAATATACAATAAGACACACACCCTCCCAATTCGGGAGGGCTTTTTTTGTTGCATTTTTATTTCTGAAACTAGTTACAGAAATGAAATATTTTTAAAAAAAGTTGTAAAAATACTTGACGTTCGTCAATTATGATGATATAATGTATTTAAAGATAAGGAAAGGGAGATCGAAAAGATCTCGGGTAAAAGAAAATGATTAAATTCGTAGAAATGAATGAAGGCTCAAAAGTAACAGAAGAAACTTTTGGAAGTTTTGAAGAATTAAAAAACCACTTGATCGAAGCTGATTACTTTAGCTGGATCCATGATAACGAACCAGAAAAGGAATTGCCAAACATTGAAGAAGTAGAAACTTTGGAAGAGTTGCAAGCAATCTTTGAAGAATTTGATTATAGCTGGTGGACACTTACAGCGGAAGAAGTTTAAAAAAAGAAAGAGGAAAAAAGAAATGATTAAATGGACAGGAAAAAGCACTGATAAACGTTGGATCAAAACAGTAGAAGCTGAAACATACCGCGAATTGTTGGAAAATTTAATAGAAAAAGGATATATCGGACACTATAACGACAGCGATTCACAACTATTCCACGAGTTGGCTTATGTATCGCCGGAAGTCGAAGAATTAGAAGATCGTTTGAACGATGAAGATCAAGCAGAACAAGCACTCGAAGATCTTGAAAATTTTGACTGGGATCGTGTTTTTGAAAACTTAACAGATCAGCAATTCGCGACAGCTATTGCGGGCTGTACCAGTCAAGCATATTATCAAGAATTTGAGGTGATTGAATGATAATTAACACGGAGCAAGTCGAGGCGGTCTTGATGGACAAGGCCGTCTCCGGCTATCTGATAGAAAAGGAAACGGGGATCTCGGGAGCGTCTATCTCGCGCTTGCGGAATGGCAAAAAGCGTTTCGGAGATCTATCCATCGATACCGCGATAAAAGTCCAAGAGTGGATCGACGCTGGAGGCGTTACAAATTAAGGCCGGGAATCCGGTCTTTTTTGTGCTTATAACGGCAATTTCAAAGATTGTCTATTATAACGGCAACAAAAAAAGCCCTCGGGCTCGTTCTCTTAATTGTGCGGGCAATGAATACGATTTTGAATACGTCTTTTTTCAATCGATGAAAATTAACTAAAATGATTTTAGATCAATAATGGTTATTTATCAACGTTTAGACTATTGACTAAAAGCGATGAAAACCGTTTTTATTTTGTGGTATAGTATTGTCACACCCTCCGAAACGCTTGAAATAA